CTCGTACAGCTCAGTATTTAATAAATCCTTATAAAATACAAACATTATGATCTCAGTAGGCAATTTAGATACTCCTATAGTAATAGAAAAGCCTACATTTACACAAAACAGCGTATATGGAGGTGTGCAGAATAGTAGCTGGAGTGGCCCTTTAGCTGGTGTAGAAAAAGTATGGGCTTATTTAATATGGCGAACAGGAGGCGAAAGAGAAGAAGGAGATCAGCAAGTAGGTAAAACTGTAGTAGATTTTTATATAAGATATGAAACTTATAAAGATACTATAAAGCCTAACTGGAGAATAAGGCATACATTATCAGATAGTTCTAGCCAGTATTATTATATAAATAAAATAGCTCATATAGACGGCAGGCACAAAATGACAAAATTAGAAGGAATTTTAAAAGATAGTAACGAATAATGGAATTAAATGCTCGTAAAATAGTAGGATTAAGAGAGCTTAAAAGAGCTATGAATACTATACCTTATGAGGTAAAAAAAGATAAGTTTTTTTTAGCTGTATTTAGGCTAGCTGCAAAGCCTATAATACAAGCTGCTAGAGCAAAAATAGATGATGATGAAGGAGATTTGAGAAGAAGTATAAAAGCTTTTACTACACGAAGATCTAGAAAATTGCCAGCATTGTATGTAGGCCCTAAAGCAACTGGAGGTAGAGCTAAAAAAAATAAGCAAAGGGGAGGAGGTTTTTATGGAGCTATGGTAGAGTATGGTACAGTACATTCTAGCCCACATCCTTTTATGCGCCCAGCTTGGGAATTGAAGCAAGGCGAAGCTATGAATATTTTATTGAAAGGGGCTACAACTATAGTAAATAAAGTAATAGAAAGAGAATTAAAAGGGCAAAAAAGATTATACACATAATGAGATCAGGAGCAATCATATATCCTTTATTAGCTAATTATGCAAACTTAACTAGCATAATACCTGCATCTAAAATTTTTGCAGTTAGAGCTGAACAGCCTACAACTTCAGGATACATTGTGTATAGAGAAGTTAGTTCTGTTCCAACTAATACAAAAGGAGATAGTTCAAGTATAACTGCTGATCCTAGAATTACTCAAAGAAGCTTGCTAGATATTACTACAGTACAAATATCTATTTTTGCTGATAATTATTTAACTGTAGAAAATGCGGCAGTAGCAGTTAGGCAGGCCTTGGATAGGGAATGGGGTGCAGTTAGTTCACCTTATACAAATGATATATCATTAGATAGTTGTGTATATGATAGTTGTGTAGATGATTATGATGATGATTTTGGAGATAGTGGAATTTTTATAAAGCATTTAGATTTCACATTAAGAATAAATAGATTAGATATAAGTAATTAAATAATAAAATTATGCCACAAATAATAACAATAAAAGAATATACTAGAGGCCACAAAACTTTTCCTGTAGGCACTAAAATAAATGTAACTTGGGAAAAAGCATACGAACTTGAAAAAGAAGGTATATGCAGCTTATCTAGTAAAACAGAAAAAAAAGAAATTACAGAAGTTAAAGAAAAAAAAGATAAAAAGGTAAAAAAAGATGGCAGCAATAAGTAGCACACAAATATTAGAAGCTGGGATTATAGTATCTACTACAAGTATTGAAGCTAGTAATACTTTTAGCAATACTGGATCTCAATTTATTTATTTTAGAAATACTAGTGGAGTATCTAAAAATATTAATATTACAGTACAAACTACATCTGTAGATTCACCTTTATATGGTAATTTAACAAAAACTTCACCTACTACTAAATCAGTAGCTAATGGCGAAACTTGCCTAATAGGGCCATTTCCAGTAGAAGCATATAATGATTCATCAGGAAATGTAACTTTTGGAATTACTCCATATAACTCTGAAGCACAAGATGCTGTAGCTATTTTATATTTATAATATGTCAGTACAAACAGGAGTAATTAATGGAACGAAATTAGTATTATTTTTAAATAGTGAAACCGCTATTTTATCTACTAATTTATCCTGGAGTACAGAACATAAGATAATAGATGGCACTTGCAGAGAAGGTAATGGTTGGGCTACTTCAATGCCAGGTAATAGAGAATGGGCAGTAGATTGTGAAAATATGGTTGCCTTTAGAAATGATAGTGGTACGCTTTATAATGCAATACCAGGAAAAGCTGCATTGTTAGAAATAATATCTAAATTTATTATAAGGCAAAAAAAAGTAAAAATAAAAGTAGGATTTGCTGGCAATCCAGTTAATAATCCTTATTGGACTGGATTTGGATATATTACAAATGTATCTATTGATGCTCCTAATGAAGATAATTCTACTTTTGCAATGAGTTTAGCAGGAGCTGGTGAATGGCGTAAGAGCAAAAGTGGGCTAGGGAATTAGAATTGAACTATAGTAAAAAAATTAATTAATTAAAAAAAGAAAAAAATTATGGCTACAACAGGCGTTATAAATGGAACTAAATTTGGAGTATATGCTGGTGGTACTAAAATAGGGTACGCTACATCTGCTTCATTAAGTATTAATCACAATCTTAGAGACACCTCAACGAAAGATAGTGGGGGGTGGCGAGATCAATTAGAAGGGCAAAGAGATTTTGAAGTATCTGTAGAAGGTATGGTAATCTTTGCAACTGCTTCAGGTGCAATTTCTGATCTAACTGTAGATGAATTATATACATCTTACATTGCTACTAGAACTGAATTTGAATTAAAATTCTCAACTGAAGTATCAGGAGATTACAAATGGACTGGAAATGCTTTTATGACAAGTATAAGTATGGATACTCCAAATGAGGATTCAAGTACATTTAGTGCTTCATTCTCAGGTACAGGGCCTTTAACTCAAGCTACTGTATAATTAACTAGTGTGATTCTAAGCTGGCTTTTTATTTGTTAGAGGGCTAGCTTAGAGGATCACTTTATATATTAACCTTTAACAAAAAAAAATGAATTACGAAATTGTAGAAATTGCTAATAAAAAATTTCCAATATTTTTTGGCTTTAATGGGCTAAGAAAATATTGCGGAAAAACAGGTACATCATTAAATAAATTAATGACCTTAGGCCAGGATATGACTTTAGATCAAGCCTTACAGCTTGTATTAGTAGGTATAGAAGAAGGCTGTAGAAAATCAGGCCAGGATTTTAATTTAACTATTGATGAATTAGGTGATATGCTAGATATTGATATGGAGGGATTGTCTAGAGCTTTAGAAATTTTTGGTGAACAAATGGGCCAAAATGTAGATAATCCTACTAAAAAAAAAGTAACTCAGAAAAAGAAAAAACTGAATTAACTTTTGATCATATAGAGCAAATTGGCTTAGGAGAATTAGGATTGAGTATTGATGAAATATACAATATGAATCCTAAAAACTTTTTAAATGCTCAGTTAGGTAGTGCTAGAATGTATGAACTTAATGAGCAAGCTGAATGGGAAAGAGCAAGGTGGATAGCTTGCGTTATAATAAATCCACACTTAAAGAGAGCTATATCTCCTGGCAAAATTACTACATTTCCTTGGGAACTTGAGAAGAAAAGAAAAAGATTTGATGTAGAAAAAATTATTAAAGAATCACAATTTGATGATATGATTCAAGAAGAATTAAAAAAGAAAAAAAATGCCTAAAAAAGCCTTAGCCTCCTTAAATGTTGTAATTAATGCAGTTACACATCCTTTATTTAGAGGCTTAAAAAAAGCATCTAGAAGAATAACTAGATTTGGTAATCAAATGCAGGCAGTAGGTAGAACTATTCAAAATAGTTTTGCCATGCCTTTTGCTGCTGTAGGTGTAGCAGGTGCAAAAATGGCCATTGATTTTGAACAATCAATGACAAAGATAAATACATTAGTAGGTACTAGTGTAGATGAAGTTAATAAATTATCTGCTTCTGTTAAAGAAATGGCTGTACAAACAGCTACTCCTGCTAAAGAATTAGCTGATGCCTTATTTTTTATACAATCTGCTGGTATAAAAGGAGCAGAATCTTTAGGCGTATTAGAGGTATCTGCTAGAGCTGCTTCTATGAATATGGGAGAAATAACAGATATTGCATCTGCTACTACTTCTATTATGGAGGCTTTTGGTAAAACTTCAAATGAAGCTGGTGATCTATTACACGAAACTTTAAAGCAAGGTAAATTTGAGGCTTCAGAGTTTATGGGAAAAATTGGAGCTGTAATACCTACTGCTGCTGGATTAGGAATATCATTTGAAGAACTAGGAGCTGCAACTGCTACAATGAGTAAAATTTCAGGTGATGCTGCTGGATCATTAACTGCTATAAATCAGGTAATGATGAAACTAGCTACTCCAGGAGAAGAACAAAAAGCAATACTTGCACAAATAGGTATGAGCTATGATGATCTTAACAGTATGCTAAAAGATTCATTAATGGGTACTCTAAATCATTTATTTAGTGAGTTAGAAGGTAATGATGAAATGCTTACAAGAGTATTTGGTAGCTCTAGAGCTGTAAGGGGTTCCTTTGCTACAGCAGGATTACAAGCTGAAACCTATGCAAAAGTTTTAGATGGTATGAATAATTCTATGGGTAACGTAGAAAAAGGATTTGAAGTACAATCTGAAACTGTAGGATTTAAAATGGCACAATCTTTTGAAAAGCTAAAGCAAGCTTCAATGGAATTAGGTGCTGTGCTAATGCCATTATTTACTGAAATAATTGGCGTTATTGTCAAAATGGCTAAAAAATTTACAGATTTAGATGATGGTACAAAAAAATTAGTAGTAGGAGCTGCTGCTTTGTTAGCTTTTAGTGGCCCACTAATGACAATAGGAGGTACTTTACTTACTTTATTTGGAGCTTTATTATCTCCTATAGGATTAGTAGTAGTAGCTATGGGAGCTTTATTTAAAGTTATATATGATAATTGGGAATCTAGTAAAAAAATATTTGTAGATTTTATTAATTATTTTATAATGTTATATAACGAATCTATAGCATTTAGAAAAATTATTGTAGGCATACAAACTGTATTTGTAATACTTGGAAATATAGTTGGATTCTTTTTTGAATCTGCTGCTCAAATGTTAAAAAACTTTGGTAACTTCTTTAGAGAAATCTTTGGAGGTATAGGAGATATGATTTTAGGTGTATTTACTTTAGACAAAGATAAAATACAGCAAGGCTTTAAAGATTTAATGAGTGGCTTAGGAAAAACTCTAACTACTGATATAAGTAATATAGAAGATAAATATACAAAAAGGTTAGATAAGTTTAGATCAAAAGCTCAAGATGCAATAGAAGGTAAAAAGCCTATTGAATTAATTACTGAATCAGATGTACAAAATACAGTAGACAATGTAGGAGGATTTTTATTAGATAAATTTGAAAAATTTAAAAAAACATTAAAAGGATTTTTAGGTGGGCCTGAATTATTAGTACCTGGAGGAGGTGATGGAGGTGATGATTCTGAAGGTGGCGAAGATGGTACAAAAACATTACAAAAATCTATAGAAAAGAAAAAATCTATTTTACAAAAGTATTTAGATTGGGCTAAAACTGGTTACTCAAAATTTGCAGATAAGGTAGCTGCTGTATGGCAATCTATAGAGCAAGTTGCTTCTCAAGTACTTAATAGTATAGGTGGGCTATTTCAAGCTCAATCTGATAAAGCTATGGCTTTGTTAGAAAATGAAGAAACTAAAAAAAATAAAGCTTTAGAAAATGAATTTTTAAGAGAAGAAGCAATTATAAATAACGCAGGTATATCTCAAGCTAAAAAGGATGCAATGCTTATAGCATTAAAAGAAAAATTTGATGGTAAGCAAGAAACTTTAGATAATGATATGGATGCAAAAAGAAAGCAATTACAGAAAAAAGCAGCAATGAGAGAGAAGAAAATGCAAATAGCTTCAGCTATAATGGGTACAGCAGCAGCAGTAGTACAAGCTTTAGGAGCAGGCCCTTTTATTGGGCCTATTCTTGCAACTTTAATTGGTGGCTTAGGTGCAGCACAAATTGCTACAATAGCATCTACTCCAATTCCTCTCGCAACAGGGGGGCTTGCTTTTGGGCCTGTCAACGCAATCGTGGGAGATAATCCAAATGCACAAAATGATCCTGAAGTTATTGCTCCTTTGTCAAAGCTTAAATCAATGTTAGGTGTACAAAATATAAATGTAAATATAGATGGCGCAATAAAAGGCCAGGATATATTTTTATCAAATCAATTAGCAGGTAATTCAAGAAATAGATTTATATAAATGGCATATACAAAAACATATACTTTTAAATATACAAGTAGCGCTAATATTAGATACATTCTAGAATTTCACGATCAAGGCACAAATGCTAGTACTTGGGCTAATGAGCAAGGAGTATTAGGTAGCGATAATTGCCAAATAGATTGGGGATCGGAAAATGCAAAAATGTATTCTCCATTGAAGCCTAGTACAATGACTATAGATTTTATGGTTACTGATCAAAAGGCTGCTTTATATTTAAAAACATTAAGAACTGATAGGCAAGAAAGAGATGTATATGTTTATTTATATAATACAGGTACTACAGGAGTAAAAAAAGCTGGAGAATCTCCAATATTTGCAGGTTATTTACTAATGGATTTATCAGATGATCCAGATGTAGCAATGCCATTTCCAATGAAATTAAGAGCTATAGATGGATTAGCCTCTTTAAAATATTATGATTTTATACCACATAGTGAAAATCAAAGAGCTGATCATTTATATACTTATGCACAAACTTGGAAACCTAGTAGCAGTAATTCTTTTGATACTTTTTATCCTTTTAGGCAATGGATTTCTAGGATACTACAATATACAGGCTATGCTACTACTTCTAAAGGATGTGAAACTGATGCTGAATTTCAAACATCTGTAAACTGGTTTAATTCAAATATGCCTAACACAACTGGTGATCCTTTAAATTGGACTAGAGCATTAGCAGATCAATTTTATACTGCTGAAGGTGATACTGGTGATATAAAATATAAGCCTTTAAACTGTTATGATGCCCTACAATTTATTTGTAAAACTTGGGGTATGAGGTGTTTTGCTTATAAAAATACATTTTATTTTGTAGGTATAAATACTTATACAGCTAGCAATTCAGGAACATTAGCTAGCCCTGTAAATATTAATTTTCATAGATATACAATAACTGGATCTACAGCTACTCCTGCTACAGGTGATGCATTAGATCTAGATTGGGGTAGATATAATATACCTGTACATTTACTTGCAAATAATAAAAAAATAGCTGGATCACAATATGGTATTTTACCAGCTTTTAAAAGAGTATCTGTAGATTTTTTTAATATATCTAATATAAATTATTTTCAAGGATTTCCTAAAATACCCCAGCCA